AAGACATTTGTAACCTCAACAATTTCTGAAGCATCACTGGTTGAATTGGTTCCATTCCATCAGGTGGAGTTCCTTCTATTGCTTCTGATATGTAAGGTTGTAATGCTCCTGTGAATTGATTTAATTTCACAAAAATGGTCTTATAAAATTTTTCGTTATTTGGGCAAATCTGATAAAAAGTTCTACCGTTTAATGATTGATTCATCTCTAATAAAATTCTGGTTGATTTGGTTGTGCGGTCATAATCGAACTCAAAATCTTTGGATGAAATTTCTCCATTTCGGGAGTTGGTTCTGCTTGGTGATAGTTGCTTATTTGAGGAACTATCTTATTGGCAAATCCATTCCAACTCATATAGTAAGTTCTTATTTCCATTGGATTTTTTGGGTTCCTTTCATAAAAGGTTTTACCAATTAATTTGTTCCAACGTTTCATATCTTGGAAGGTGCGTTCCCCTGTATAAAAAGAATTAGTCATTTTCTAATACTCCTATAAGCATCTTCCACAAGTTCTTCAATCATCACTTCTGGTTTAAGTTGAGGTCTATGTTTCTTGCCTACTTCAACAAGCATTTCATAAACCAAATTACTTACTCTTAATTGTTTGTTCATTATGAATACACCAATACTTCATTTGCCGAATTAGTAACACCACATTGTTCTCTAATACGTGCTTTTATCCAAGATGACCTATTCATATGTTCTTTCTTTCTTGCTTCATCTAATAAACCTCTACCTCTATATTTACCTTTATCTTGTATTAATTGCTTATCTTTATCTAAACCAGGACTTATCTCTTTCATTTTTTCTTTTAGATTTTGTCGAGCATCAATTTTTGCGCCTACATCTTCACCTCGCACTGCAATATTTAATTTTTTTAAGAGAGGACCCATTAGTGTTTTGAACGCAAAAAAAGTACCAGCAAGTGCCGTTACTGATAATAACAATGGAGTTGCTATAGATAGTAATTTTGCAAAGAAACCTACTACACCACTTATTGCTTTAGAAAAAATACCTATTTGTGTTTGTTTATTATCTTCTTTTTGTATTTTATTACCTTTTTTCTTTATCTTATTTTCTTGTTCTGTTAATTTATTATTATCTGCTATATTTTTGTTTTGCTTTTGAAAAAGTTTTGATAGTTTGATAAAAAGAAATGGAAATATTTTTAGTGGTTTTGTAAGTTCTTTAAACATACTAGTAACAGGTGATACTGCTGATATCACACCTCTAAACGCATCTTGTATAGGACCAGGTGTTATGCCGTCAAAGAATTCACCTAACTCACCTTTTCTTTCACCAAGTGTTTTACCAAATATAGTTGCATCTTCAATTCTTGCTCTTATCTTATCTACAAACTCAGGTCTGAACATACTCTTCTCAAACATACCTCTAGTTTTGATACCCATATCTGCAAGTTTTTGACTTTCTTTAAATAACTTTTCGTTTTGTTCAAGTAGTTTACCTATAGTTTCATCATCACCTGCTTGTGCCGCCTGCTTAATTAATTTCTCATTTTCTTCTATCGTTTTCTCTATAGTTTTCAACTCGTCTTGTTTTAGTCTTACTTGTGCTTTTGATAAGGGTGTTAGTTTACCTTCAAATATGTCAATCTCTGCTTGAACACCCATTCTTCGTGCTTCATTTTGTGCTTTTTCTAACTCTCTTGTGTTTTTTTGAAATTTTAAGAAATCATCCATAAAGTCACCACTAATATTAGAAAATTCTTGAAGAGAAACAGTATTTTCATTGATTGCATCATCTAATTTTTTAAATGCTTGTATTCTTCCCTGTTCAGTTTTACTTAATTCTGCTATATCATCTATTACAGATTTTCTATACTCGTCAGAATTTGTGTCTAATACTTTTTTAACATTTGCTGTGGCACCTTTTACTGCTGTACCTAAATTTTTAGCAATCACTCCTAGTGATACTTTTATACCTTTTGTAAGTTCTGAGTCTTTTGGTATATCCTTTATTTGTTTTTCTAAAGACTGCACTGATTCTTGTATCTCTGCTCTTTTTTCTGCAAGAGTTCTGATTAATTCTTCTCTCTCATACATCTCTTCTTCAGTCATTCTGAGATTTTTATTATTTAAATCTTTTTGTGCCTGAACTGCAACTTCTTCTAATTTTTTTAACTCAAGTCGCTTTTCAATTAGGTCTTCATTTAATTTATTTATTTTTCTTGCATCTGATTCATATCGGTCATTGAATTCTTTTAGAGTTTGAGTAACACCATCAAATGCCTCTCGTGCCTCATTTTTCATTTCTGTAGTTGTTTTCTCTGCCATGATTATTTCCTAGACATATATGCTTGTGCCCCAAAGTAGAAACCTACTATGGATGCTTGTGCAATGTAAAATAAACCTAATAAGTCTGCAAGAGCATCAACTCTGGTATCTGACATAATAGGTGTAAATAAAATAATAGTAAATATTATCATACTAGCAATAGCAATCCAACTCATTCTGCGTTGTGCGTCTGCTTTTTCTTCTCTTAACTCAAGTTCTAATATCTCTTTTGACTTTGCCATCTCTTCATCTGTGATTGTACCATCACCATCAAGGTCAAATCTATCGTATATTGAACCTGCTTGTAGTTTTTTTGCTACTTTTTTACCTTCTCCCATTACATTCCCTTCTGCTCTCTTATTCTTTCGTTTTCTTCTTTAATATATGTATTCAATAATCCCACATAAACATCTCTCTCCCAAGGTATCATTGATTCAATCTCTGTCAATGAGTATTTATGATGTTGCAACAGATTAAAATTTAATTCGTAATATGCCTCTAAGGTGTTATGAGAGAGGCAAATTAAAAAAAATCATTTAATCCTTTTAATATCACACTGCTCTTTTTACCTGTATTAGGATTTGTTAATTCAAATTCTCTTACAATTTTAGGCATTGTTTCAAAAAACTTTTGCACTTTTTCAAATTGCTGTGTGTTCATTGACTCAAAAAACTCACGCATTTGTGCTTTGTCTATATCTTTACCTATGAATGTTTTATCACCCTCAAATATATGGTCAACACATGATGAAATAATATCAAATATTTTATCAAGATTTGCCCCACTTATATCAACACCTTGTGATGCTATTTCATAGTTCGGATAACCAAAAACTACACCTAAATTTCTTTTCTCGTCAATAATTATTTTATTTGTGTGTCCATCTTCTATCAACACTTCTAATTCTGTTAAATCACACTCTGTTTCAACAACCGTCTTCATATCATCTTGACATATCAGTTTAAGTTTAACTATTTCACCAACAGATTTTGCTCTAATCTGAAGTAAAATATACTCTACATCAAACACTGGTATCTTACCTGCATCAAATTTATTAAATGTGCAAGTGTTTATGACATCAATTGTTGCTTTTGCTATTTCTTCTTCTTTACCCGACTCTTGTGCCATTAATAGAATCTTTTCTTCTTTTACTAGAAAAGGTCTAAATTTTATTACATCTTGTGATGATGGTATTTTTAACTCGTAAGTCGGCGTATCAAGTTTTGGTATCTGCATAATATCTCCATATTAAAACTAATTAAAATAAACCCTTTATCATTTTTATAGGGTTACCGAAAGGTGGAATCACTCGTCCATTTGTTATTGCACCTATAGGATTATTTGTTATTGCGAATTGTTCGGCGGCGTTACGAATAGGTCTTCTCAATACTGGTGGTAATCTTTTCATTATTTTTCCTAAAAATCCTGTGTGAGAGTCTACAATCTCAACTGGATTTAAAGAACTTTTACCTGTTCTACCTGAAACTTCACCTTTGTTGTCAATAGCATAGTTTTCCCAATAACGATAAGAAAATGTAACAGTGATTGTACCTATTGTATTATTGCTAGTAAAATCTAAATTTATAGCACCAATCGATTTTGGATAACAATCCCATAAACGAACTGCGTGACATATGTCATCTTGATTGTTATTCTCTGTAAAACTACCTAATTGAAATATTTCTATATGACCAACATAATTATCATAATACTCAAAATTATGTGATTCTGTGTTATATGCCGCCTGTTGCCATAGTTCGAAAAAGTTTCTTTCCATCATCATCTTGTCACAATAAAAAGTTGCAGTGACATCACCATAAGTGACCTCATTTACAAATTGTCTACCAGGTGATGATGCATATTTTATCTCTTTCTGAACCATAGTTCTATCAGGTATATCTATTTTACTGCAAAATGCTTGAACATCATTTGTTAAGGAATATCCGTCGTGATTTACGTTTTGAAAACCCTCAACTTCACTATCACTTGTTCTGACTCTAATTTCGTTAGGGTTCATTGCTCTAGGTGGTATGATATTTATGTAAAATCTGTTTGGTCTACTAAAACCCTCGGCAGTGTTTGCTTTTGCCATAAATCTACCTAATACAGATTCAGGATTAGGTGATGGTTTATTTTGTAATCTAGAATCTTTTGTGATATTAGTAAGAGACCTATCTCTATCTAACACAGTACCAAAGTCTATCGTACCTATTCTTTTATTAATTCTAGCAAAACCCATTTATTTTATCCTTAATACTTTATGAACAAACCACTTAATTACATCTTTTATTTTATCTATGAAATACATATTTATAAGATGTTTCACAACTCTAACTATAATTAGTATAGGTGAAGTCAATATGTCTGCAAGTAATATAAACGCATCAACTGATAAATCAATTATATTGTCTGTAGTGCATAATTTTTTATATCTGTCTTTGATACGTTGTCTAAAACTCATATCATTGCTCTACTGTCCCTATACACTGTTCTTACACCTGCTTTTCTAAATTGTGCAACTGGTAAGAATACTGCTATTGGTGCCTGATTAGCATCTATTCTCAAAAAATTAGACCTGGTTTGTTTGTAAAGATATTTCTTAATTGTTGGTCTAACAAACTTATTTTTTTTCAAATCGTCATAAGATGCATCTAATCTTGTAGTTCTATCAAATTTTGTATTGTTTGCAAATTCTTGTAAAGTTTCTAGAAATCTTAATCTCAATGCAGGTGGTAGATAGTGAAAATTGACACCTAAAAATCCACCTTTTATTGTATCAATAGGTAAGACTAATGGAAATACATCATAATAAGGTAATCTGTTTTTTGTTTTTGGGTCATACAAAAACATATTTAATCTACCAGCAGAGGGTCTACCATTCAGCACTCCAGTTCTTAGCAATTTACCAGCAGTAATTTTGTCTGTTAAACTTGAGATTTGACTTTTGTACCAAGACTGTGATTTTACAGTATCACCTTGTTTTTTAACTATGGGGTCTAATATACTTACCATAATACTATTTATATGAAAAAAGGGATACCGTTACCAGTATCCCTTCAAGTTTAGAAGTGCGAGAGAGATTTAATCATCATCTGCTAATTTCGAAAAATAATCCATAGTATCATCACCTTCACTAGCAGTAGATGTTACTTCTTCACTTTTTGCTACACCGTTAGTTTTAGGTGGGAGGTCTGTTTGACTAACGTTTGAAGTAGCAACTCCCGTACCCATAATTGTCCTATTCAGTTTCTCTTTGAGTTCATCATAAGACTTGAAATTACTAGGGTCCGTGAATTCTTTTAGAGGATATTGTTTCTGCCATATTGCTTTGATATCATTATCATTCTCAGCAATTTGTGATACACCCTCAAATTCTGATTTATCATAGTTCCAATAACCATCAACTTTTCTAATCTTCAGTTTAAAGTTTGCACCTTTCCAGAAGTCAAATGGGTTGATAGGTGTTTCGTCTTCGAATTGTGGTTTCATCGCCTCTGTAATCTTATCAAATATTTTTTTACCGAACTTGTATAAGAATACTTTACCTTCGTTCTCTGGTCTTTTAGGGTCAGATACTACATAGACGTTTGAGTAGTATGATAATTTTCTTTTTCTCTTTCTTGCAAGGTCTTTGTCAGAATCAACACCAGTGTTCCACAGTCTTGTATTTTCTTCAGACACCGGGTCTTTCTGATTTAGAGTTGTAAGAGAGTTCTCGATATACCATCCACCAGGTCCTTGAAATGCGTGTGACCATAATCTTGCCCACGGCATATCTTCACCTTCAGATGCAGGTAAAAATCTTAACACTGCATAACCATTACCTGATTTATCAAGTTCTGGTTTCCAGAGTCTGTCGTCTTGATATTTACTTTTATCGTTACCTTTATCTTCGGGATTTAACTTTTCTTCTAGTGCTTTGGTCAAAGCATCAAAGTTGCTAGATGATTGTTTTAATGTTTCGAAATTCATATATTCTCCTTATTAATTGTATTATTGTATTTGTGTTGCCTATATTGTCGGCATCAGTATTATTTATACGAATCATAATGTCTATTACTATATCAAATTTATCGCCTTTTGTCAATGCTATTTTCTTTCTCTTGCAAGTAATCTATTTCCATCATACCACCTTTTGTCAATATTCTTTTGTAAATCATCATAAGTAATATACACTAAATTTTTATGACCTCTTAATTGTGGTTGTTGTCTGTTAACTTTACAGTCATTGTTTATAGGTTCTCTATTTACTTTGTAGAATGCTATATCAGGATTTTCTCTAATTAAAGCATTGAGTTGTATCAACCAATTATTAGACGGTGTTTCTTTATGATTGACAGGACTGTAATTATCCGTGCCTTTGTATAAATTATTAATTAAATGTGTTTTACTATTTAAATCGTGACCTAATAAGTAAACTTGTTGTGGTTCTTCTTTCTTTATTGCTAACCATATAGCAGTTGGACCTGCCGCCCAACCTAAATCTTGACCACCTTGTATTTCTTTTATACTTTTTACTTTATCGTTATGTATCCACGATATACAAGTTTTAAATGATTTTTTAAATTCTGCTAATTTAGTTTTGTCTTTCATAACTGCTCTTGCCATGCTTATTAAAGACGTACCACCTAATACAAATTTAGTTGCATCACCTTTTTTATTTTCTTTTTTTAAGTTTAATGTTTCTATAAAATCAATTACCTTTTGGTCTTCAGTGCCATACACTGTAATATTATAATTCTCCACATTATTATGATGCCAGTTTCTGAAATAGCATTCATTTTCAAATGCATAACCACTATGATATATTTCGTGTATTATACCTTGGTCAACTGCAACCAAAACATCAGGTGTAAAATCTCTATACAAGGCATTACAACCATAAATTTTACCGTGTGGTTTTAAAGCACTAAGATTTACATCTTTTCTACTCTCACCATTACCTAAACAAAATACTCTTCTCATTCTTTATCTAACAAATATTTACTACTCACAGGAAACTGGTCTTGCATATGGTGAGCAATATTTCGTGTAACCTCTCTTGTTTCTTTTTGAGCATCATCTTTATTTCTTAAATTACACACTCTTGCAAATGCGTATAGTGTACCTGACCATATCCACTCTGTCATCATACACTGAGGTAATATCATTCTTGCTAATTCTGGTGCTATGTTTTTGTCTAACATTTCTTGATACATTAGTTTTGACATTTTAATTATAGGCATAATATCATATTGCACCTCTGTGTCTGTAGAACCTTGTTTCTTATTCTCGTGTTTCTCTCTCCATAAGAAAGGCACATAAAACTCTGGGTCATCACTTACATATCTACGACTAACTTCATTCCATACTAAACCTACCTGATGCTTAACTAATTGTCTTGCTACGAACACAGGTGCTTTAATTCTAAACTGTATTGAACAATGACCAAAAGGTGACCAGTGATTATGTGTTGCAAGATATTTTATTAGTTTCTCATCATTGTCTTGAAACTTTGTATGCACTTTAGAAAATGATACCCTTGCTGAGTTAACAACAGATAAATCTGAACCCATTTTATCTAGTAATACAACCTGCGTCATAAAGGTAGTTTACCTACTTTAGGTAGATAATTTAAATCTCTCGCCTCACACTCAATTTTTTCTTTAAGTGTTTTTGATATAAACTTACCTACAGACTCTATTTCTATTTCATTCTCTTCGCAATAATAAACAACTGCATCCATATATGACATATCAGGTTTATCTCTTTTAATCATCTCTATTTGATGATAAAATTTTACACTATTCATTTTTATGTTATATCACTTTCTTTTAAATTTGTCAATGTTTTATCTAACACATCATAATATTCATCAGTTGCATTTAAAGGTGCTATTATATGAAATGGTTTTTCTCTTTTCGTGCTGAATATAATACCTGCATTTGACTGTATCTCAAAATTATTTTTCTCAAATACTTGTTTAACATTTTTTCTTATATCATCAAACTTATCAAAATTTAATTGCTCTAGATAATATAGCACACTAATTATACCAGGTTGAAAGAATGAATATGTATATCCGTGGTCCCAATTAAAATCATCACCTAATGTCTTATCAATATAATCATCATAACAAGTCATAGACAAAGGAAAATGCCCACCTGTGATTGCTTTACCCATTGTAAATATGCTAGGTCTTATAGGTAGTGTTTCCCAACCAAAAAACTTACCTAATTTGCCACCACCCATAAAGATATCATCTATTATGATAGGTATATCGTACATAATACGAATCATTTCTAAATTTTTCCAGAATTTATCTTTGTAAGGTTTTAATTTCTTTGCGTAAGTGTGAGTTTCTACAATGATACAAGCAACAGTTTCTAAATCAACTGTGCTATTTAAATCAAAATCTCTAGGTACTATTTGTCTATGAGGATAATGTGGCATATCATAAAAAGGGTCTTCATTAAATAAAGTATTACCAAAAGATTGTGTTAAATAAGTCGAACCGTGATAACTACCATCAAAACTGACAATTGTTTTTCTATTTTTATTTTGTTTTTTCTGATGATATGCAAATGCTAATTTGATTGCACCTTCGTTTGCATCACTACCTGATAGTGCAAAGAAACTCTTAAACCCACCACTCATTTTTTTAATTTTTGATGCTAAATGAAAACTTCTTTTATTTAGAAATAATTCTTCGTCTGATAAGAAGTTCTCACCAACCTCTGGTTTGTCATAGAGTAACATCTCTCTATGAACTTCTTTAACAAAATTGTATTGACAATATCCTAATAAGAAACACCCATAATGTAAGTGTGGGTCTAATTGTTTTTCGCCATCAATAATTCTACCGAAATCCCAATACAATGCCTTGTAAGCATCTTTTTCATTCACATTTACATCAACCTGATAACCAGGTATCAAACCATTAAATCTCATTATATAATTTATTAACCCTCTATTTCAAATTTTATAGAAATTCCTGCGTCTATTGTTGAGTCGACACTAGATACTTGCTCTGTATTTGCAATCATTGTTAAGTTATCTGTACCATTCCAATCTGTCGAATGTGTGCCTAATGAATACCACTCACCATCACATTTTTGTGGTTGTAATATTTGTTTAACATTACCATTGATTGAGAATGTAACTGATGGATTACTAGGTCCAACAACTTCTTCAAAAATATTTTCTCCTAGAACACTATCTGAACTCTCTTTAAATCGCTTTGATATATTATGTGTACCTGATGATGAACCTGCAATTGTTATTTCATAAAGACCTGTATATCCAACACCAATCATTGAAACAATATAAGTTTGAGCAGTTAAAACCACATCTTTTGTAAGGTCTAAATCAACTGTTTTTGCACTTACTATATCACCTTTTATACATTCTGCACTCTCAATATCACTTTTAATTATTGTTGTAGTGCCATTATTTTGAACACTCAAATCTGTATCAGAACTAACCCATACATCACCGAATTTTTGATTCTCTAAAATTGTAATTCTAACTGTTTTATTTGCCATATTTATCTCTCCTCTAGTATTTATAAGATATATTCTTTAAATATTTCTAACGCCTCATCAAATTTTATTGTTTCTAGTTTAGATTTACCTACTATATTAAAAGATTGTGTCAGTCTACCTTCTATTTTTGAGGGATTGATAACTGAATGTAGTCTACCACCATTGACTAAACTAGGTCTAGTTATAGACTTTTCATAAACTAAATTGCAATCTTTTTCTTTTGCATATAAAATCTTCCATATTTCACCCTTATCATCTTTCTCTTCACCCATTTGAACTGCACTATCATCAGCAGTCCACCATTGCATTTTACTCTCTGGAGGACCCCAAGTGATATTAATCTTAGCATGGTCATCAATATAATCTGTGGGTTTTCTATCTTTCTTAAAATAATTTGTTTCTTTATTGTTATCCACATGGATATGTAAATTATCACCAGGTTTTGTCCAAAAGTATAATGGGTTATCACTAAATAAATTGTAATTATCTAAGAAACTTTGTATATTATTTTCATTTTCTTTTAAATCATCTTTAATACTATCCCAAAAAGATTTATCGTAACACGCCGTAATGCTACCAAACTGACATCTATCAACACATTCAGGTAGACCACAACCACCTGGTTTTATATTATCATCAATATTGTCTGTGGTTTTAAAAATAGATGGTTTTTTTATTTTAAAAGGTAAATTTATAAATCTGTGATAATTATTCATATAGCAAATCTCCAAATAACCATAACGCCTCTGAAAATGTAACTAACTCTAAGTTATGTTTTTTAACTAAATTATATGACAATGTAATTCTACCTTCTTTAGATTGATTATGTGTTGAATGTAATTGACCAGTGTTAACTATACTAGGTTTATTTATTCTCTTTTCATACACCATTTCACAATCTTTAGGGTCTGCCCATATAACTTGCCATGCTTTACCTTCTTTGTAAGTATGTTTATCAACATGAAATTTAGTATCGTTTTTACATTTCCACCACCTCAAAGAACTATCTTTTGTTTCCCAAGTGAAATTAAGTTTAGCATGATTGTCTAAGTAGTTATCTACCTTTTGTGAATAAGATTCATCTTTATTGCTATCAACGTGTATTTTAATTGAATCATTGCCTTTTGTATAAAAAAGTAATTTACTATCAAAAAATAAATTAAACTTATCAAAAAAATCTCTAACATTGTCATCATTCTCCTTTATATCACATCTGTAAACATCAGTATCACCTTTTTCATTTATATCATGGTACGCATTAGTATCTTGCTCTTTACTAAAAGTTCTTTTGACATCTGACCATTCAGGTTTTCTAAATGAAAAAGGTAACTTGATATACCTATGATAGATGTTTTGCATCTGAGCAAACTCGTGGTCTGCATTACCCTGATTTACCATACTCTAACTCAAACATTTTATAAAAGTCTTCAACAACTTCTTCTAGTTTAGATATATAATCTTTCTTTTCTTTGACGTAAGATACAATAGAACCATCTTCACCACCAATAATGACTACTATTTGGTCTATCTCTTTTTTAAATAACTCTTCATACATCAATCCATATGCAGTGCATTGTAAAAAATAATTGTCAATCCACTCTTCTTTTCTTTCTTTATTAGCAGTCTTAAAATCTATGACTGATAGTTTACCATTATATTCAGCAATGCAATCAACTTGACCTGCTAGTTTATATTTACTAGAATATAAAACTGTTTCTAGACAATGAATATTCTGTATCTGGTCAATATAAGGTTTCATTATTTTAAATAACCCTAAAGGTAAAACACTCTTCTCTGTGAGAGGTTCGTTTTTGATATAGTTTTCTATGAGATTGTGAGTAGCAGTACCACGTCTTGCCGCCCTACCCATTTCCCAATTAGCAACGTCATCACCAATTCTATCACGCCACTGCTGAAGTTCTATTTTCTTTCTAACACCTAATATAGATGTTACACTAGGATAGTTTGTACCATTAATGTCATAAAAACGATACTTACCTGTTCTTTTACCTTTTGCAGTAGGTAACACACTTTTGTCAATGTCTATAAAATTAAATTTCATTATGCCTGTCTTTCTAAAAATACTGTTTTAATTTCTTTAGGTTTGAAGTAACTATACACTATTTCTTTTGCAGTGTCAATGCTAAAACTCTTACAACTAAAAATATCTAAATAAAAATCACCATTGATATCACAAAAATGACCAGTGATTGCAGATGTTTCAATCAATTGCACTAAACTAAAACCTGATGCTTTTTCTTCGTGTGTTGCAAAGTGTTCTATTATAGGTTCACCATATGCCTTCATCTCTATACCATCAACTAGTATTTTAGTAAACTCTTTTATGAACTTTTCATCTTTGACTATCTCTTTAGACATAGCACTACCCTTACAGTCTAAAATTAGATGATAACCCCAACTATTCATATTGTCCTCTCTTAAAAACTTTTAAATTAGATTTCTTTGCTTTAATTTCTTTCTTAATTAATTCTACTGCTAAATTAGGTTTTGTATCACCACACATAAAAACATCAAATGCGATATATCCTCTTATTGGCCAGGTGTGAAATGAAATATGCGATTCTTCTAATACTGCTACACCTGATAAACCACCATCATTAAACTTATGTATATGTGAATACAATTTTTTTGCTTTAGCAATCTCTGATGCTTTCGTTAGTATTACGTCAAAGTCAACATCTCTTAATGATGTATCAAAACCCCACACGTCTAAAATATAATGTTGACCAGCATATTCTTCACCAGTAAAATCGTCAACAATAAAGTGGTCTTTTGTTATCATTATCCCCATAGATGTTGCACAATACCATTTACATAAATTGTAAAACCAACTGCATTTAAAATCATTAAACTCCTATCTCGCCACATCATTGCTACAACTATCCAACCTAATAAACCTATGCAACTAATGTATAAATTTAAAGGAAATATATTATTAGATGTTAGAATAATACCTGCAATCAAGAATATACTTGATGCCCATTTAATCCACCAGTCTAACTCGTATTGTTTAGTCTGCTTTCGCCCCACTTAATACATCACTTTCAGTTGGAAATGTATCATCACTATACATCTCATATTTTGTTTTACCATTATCTTTGTATGCTCTTAAAAACTGTTTTCTATTCTCTGCTTTATTATTAAAAGAGCAATGCACCCAACCACTCATAGGGTCATCAGGTGTAAAAAATTCTAATATTAATTGGTCATAATTTAAATTTTCATTTATATATTCTGCTAAATCTTTATTCGATATACCTGGTATCTCAAAATCTGCCGCCTGACCTTTTGCGTGTTGTGAGTTGACTGATGAACCTATTGCTATACATAACTCTGGACTTCTGTAACCTGATGTTACTCTCAATGGTCTACCATAATAATCTCTTAATGGTTGCAATATGTTCTGACATAACAACACTAAATTAGATTGATGAGTACCAGACGGTGTATTTGATATACCTTTTCTAGTTGCAGTCTGCGACCTTGTCATCTCTCTTAATGTGAAATTTTTACTTAGTTCCATTTTTACCTCTTGTTAACTCTAACACTTTATCTATTTGTGCTTTTATTATAGGACCCCTATTTGGCCAATGTATATATGGTTCATCACTTTTACTTAAATTATATAAAAAAGGTAATATAACTTTTTCTATATTTTTAAATCTCTGTGTAATCTCAGTGTCTTCTATCTCTTTTGTGATTGTATCTTTTTCTGCTACCACTTGCAATACCTCATTCATCATAGACTTAATATCAGACAAATCACTTTTTACTTTTGATAATTCTAAATTTGTATTTTCTACTACCTTTTTATCAACTGATGTTTCAGATTTAGGTTTAGAATCTACTGGTGTAAACCCATAGTCTTCATCTAAATCAAACCCTCGCATATAATCAGGAATATCTGTCATTTTATCCTCTTTCTATGTTTCTTCAAAACTTCTTCAGTCTTTACCTGTTTTGTACTTCTTCTTAAATGTGTCTTTGCTAAATTACTTTGTGGGTGTGCCTCTGCTATTCTAGAAAGATTATCTTTCCAACCGCTATCTTGTCTGTAAGATTTACCAGCAACACCACTTACTATATTTATTCCTGAAACTAGTTGTCTAATGTGAGGATTGTCTTTTAAGTATTTTTCTCTAGCACTTATTGACATCATCTCTTCAAATACTTCACCTGTTTCAGTGTTTTCAAAATCATATGTTGGCATAAGTATCCTTTATTCTTTTAAAATCTGTTTTATAAGGTTCTTGTATGTAAGGGTTATAATCATCTCTTAAACTAGAATAATCATTTGGCATTCTAAATGCTAATCTACCCTCTCGATTACCCTCTCTATTGTGTAATGTTATTGAGTTATCAAATATCAATAAATCATTATCTGTTTGATATTTATGTTTGTAAATATACTTCTCTTGAAATAAAGATTTTCTAATATGTTCAAGAAATTTATTTGATTCTTTCAATGACAAACCTACAACTTGATAACAAGATGGACCTAAATGAATACCTTTATATCCATACACAGATTTTCTTACTAACGGTATCTCAGGTAGACCCTCATTATTATTTAATTCACTAGCAATATTTTCATCATTGAAAACGTGTCTACTGACTACCGGGTCATAATATCCTTGACCATCAGGGTCAATTCTATTATATTTGTGAATAACAATCGTGTCGTCAAGTTCTTTTCTAAAACTATCTTTTTGCTCTTCATACCAATCAACAGTGGTTAAAAAACCTGTACTACTATTTGTCATATTTTTATGACCTAATAGTGATATACCTGGTATAGAATATAATAAACCACTATCATTACAGTGCCACTCTAAATCACCACTACCAAATAATCCCATAGGTTTATTGTCTGATGTTCTATTACCTGTTACTCTTAATACACTATTGAATTTGCCATCATCAGATGCTACCATTCTTCTAACATCTTTAATGTACTCTTTATCTTCTTTATCAATTCTCAACAAATCAAGAGCAGACCACTTTTTAATATTGTATTTTCTCTTTAACTCTCTCATCTGTAGATATACAGGTTGACCCCATTTCTTCATCCACTTCTTGTACTCTGCAACATCTTTAAAATCAATGTTGCGAATAATTGTAACTAAGTTTTTTAGATGCTCTTCACCTAACAACAACCATCTATCATTGTTTAAATCATCTATCTTTAAGTCATCTACAAATACACCAAAACGACCTAAACCAGGTATCTTAGTTATTTTCATCTAAGTAAACGTGTCCTTCTTTAAAATGCTTATCAAGTGTTTGCAATAGTTCTTCATACTTTGCTACTTGCTCTAACTCTTTAATTATTGTCTGTATAATATCACTATGTTCACCTATACCTACAGACTTATTTAAATATATCTCAATATTTGTTTTATGCAGTTGTAAATTACCTTCACAATTTTTTCTAACTGCATCAATCATTTCATTTCTCATTGACTTTGACATTCTTTCTCCTTTAGTTTATTAACACCGTGTACATACCATGCTGGTATAGTCGCAGGTGATTTCCAAGTTGCAAATCTTCTTTTTTCCATAATATAATACTTTCTATATGATGCCACTGCATCACCTTTGATTTTACAATAGTCAGGCATAGCAGGTTTTATATCTGTCGGTGCAGAAAATATATTCTTAAATTTAATTGGTGGCAATCTTAATACCTCACCTAATTTTTGTATAGCAATGTGGTCGTCTTTATGATTATATCTTTTTTTATATTCTTCATTTAGTGCCATCATATGTGTATACAACCAGTCATAATTAAACGCACTCTCAAACAACCACTCTGTACTAGGGTGCTTTAACCAACCTGCTTTGTATAAAGTTTTTTCTAAATTATCGTTAGGGTGTTTCCATCTTTTTATTCTTCTACCATTAGCAGTCTTATCATAATATTCAACACCGTCTGATACTCTATGCACTGTGCATAATAACTGTGCTGACTCTAGTATCATTTTAACAACGTGTTTGTCGCAGGACATTTCTGCTGACTTCACTGGACATTTATCAAGGTAAAATATATTCATTAGTGTATAGTCCTTTCTAATTTATTTTCGAAATATGCAATTACTCTATCCCAGAAGTTTATCATATCTTTGTCTAAACATCTAGACTTTGCCTTCTTTGCTCTACTTATTCTTTTTTCTATTAAATCTATCATTCTCTACCTCCACATATTTTTTAGGTTTATTTGAATTATCATTCCAATCTAAAATTTGGTCTAACTTTACCTTTATCTCATCTGGATTTAAATCTGACAATTCTTTTGCACCTAATTTTCTAACAAAGTTTTTATAATCTCTCTCTTTTTTTCTTAGTTCTTTAATAGTTCTATCTTTATATTTTATATCTTTTTTCGTTTCGTTTAATTCTGATTCTATTATAACCTTTTTTTCTTTTCTTGTCAATAGTTTTTTTTCATTATATTGAGTTAATGATATGTTTGCTGATATTAATAATAATACTGCTAAAGGGTCAAAAACAAATACCAACACTATGATAACTAGTCTAACTGCCTCATCAAAGTGGTCTTGTGCATTCTTACCATATATTAGTTCTGCAACATATTTTAATGGTCCTACCTCTGCATCTATTTTATCTTGCTCAATCTTTAAAGTATTCTTTTCAAGCATTAGTTCACCTAATATATTAGATGCGTCTGTAATTTCTTCATTCAATGCTAGTCTTTCAGGTTCTTGTTTCTTTCTTTCTTTTAGACCTCTAGTTACAAATTCTTTTTCTATGTAAACATCAAGTGCTTTGTCTAATTGATTAAGTGTATTCTGCGACCTTTCTATTCTGCTCTGTTGTGTTTTTATCTTACTATCTAACAACTCTATTTTAATAGCATTACTAGATGTAGGTTTTACTTGGTCTAAATGTGCTTTAGATAGAAATCCAAATATACCCATTGATGTAATGAATATTAATATCACGACTGCACTAAACAAGTATGCTTTTAAAAATTTAGATACACTCTTATTAGACCAGTTTTGATACAACCAACTAGCACTAACAAGTTTACCTATCTCTAATGCAGTACCCATAGCAATAATAGGTACAACTGCACCTGAAAATAATGTTGCTAGACCCATAATACTATATCCTGCGGCGATAACTGATATAGATATTGCTGATAAAAAAGTTAGTAACGTGAATATCATTGCATAAACTTTCTAATTCTAGGGATTTGTCTTAATACTCTTTCGGTATAATCAGGTGTTGTGTGAAATATATCTGTTAATGTTTTTAACAGTTCCTCTGTTTCTAGATTTTGCTCATTTTTAAGCATTTTATGTCTTACGTTTCTAAAATCTTTGTAAGCATAGTGACTATTTAGTAAATTAACTAGATACTCAACTGACTGACACTTCGTATCAAATTTTCTGATACCCCAACCTGCCCACTCTTTTTTAGACTCAATAAGAACGTGTGGTATATTTTTATTGTAAGTTCTGATACCAAAGAGATTGTTCGCCTGTTCAGCAAATCGACTTGTACCATAACCAGTTTCTAATGCACCCATACCTGTTATCATCTCATAAGGTATTCTCTTATCTTTGGGTATGGTAAAATTAACAAAATCAATACATTTATACATTGCTCTTACAAACGTTGCATCATTTGAATATTCAAAACTAGGTTCGTGCAAACCTATACCTAATGCCCAACCTGTATAATATTCTTCTACTTTATCAGATATTTTTTTGTAAGCATAATCATTTGGCATAAATGTACCAATACCGTATGCGACTACTACCACTATGCAAGTGTGCAATAGCAGTAGTAATCTATTCTTCCATGAGGTTTTATTGATGTTTTTTGACAATGTACTCATATCCATCAAGGTCATTCTTCAACTTTCGTTGAACGAATATATAGTTATCGTGATAGGTTCGTATCTTCTTGAATAACTTTTCTGATTGCTTTTCAGTAAAATTATTCATAACATCTTCTGCGAAGTTACCTACATAATAAACCATAGACTTTTCATTTGACGTATAGAAACGGTCTAACTTATCGGGTACATCTTTAATTAAGGATTTTAGATATCCATCTATTTCTTTTGACATTTAATCACCACCTTTCATAATAAAGTTAATTTAATTTTCTGCTCTTAAATTAGGATAATCTTTTCTCATTCTTGCACTAAAAGATGCGAATGGTTCTCTACCTTGTTGATTATTCAGTGTTCTAGTTATTGCAACAGTATTCTCTATTGATGTATCACCACCCTCACAAAAAGGTTTATTTTTATGAGCAGGCACACAATCTTCAAATTCTATAGGGTTATTAAAAACTGCACAACGTTTTCCTTGTGATTCCCATACTTTTTTCAAAGTATCTTGAGGACATACTCTTGATTTATCTAATATAAAGAAACCATTCTTTTCATCTTCTAGTTCATTAAGAATATAACTATTTCTTAATATAATCTGATTAACATATTTTTTAGTCATAACTTGTTCAAAATCAGTTTTAATTAAATCATTTTCTCTTGTTTTTAATTTAATTATTAAATCTTTCAACCATAAACTAAATGGTGCTTTATCTATTCTCCAGTCTTTTTTCATTACACCATATTTGTTTCTCATACCTTGAATAATATTCAAGTATATTCTTACTAGTGGTAAATCAAGTTGAAGTTTATTTACATTTTTATCTTTATTGTACATATCACTAGACTCGAACAAATCGTGTAATAAATTGTAATCGTCAAAAACAGAATTTAAAAT